GGTCAGGTTCCAGGACGCCTCCTGTCCGGTCGTCTCCGGGGTATATTTGAAGATTTTGTTTTTCCATTTCCAGTAGTAAGCGTCAAGCTGAAGCTCATAGTCGTATGCCCCGGTTTTCCTGTTGTACTTGGGTTTGTACAGATCGCATAGTTCGAACCGCCCGAAACGTGTGTCCTCCGTCCAGTCGCCCAGTTTGAAAAAGACAGGAGATTTCAGGGAGAACTTCAAAAGTATAAAGTCCTCCTTCATCAGAGTGAACTTACGTTTGCTGCCTCTTCTGACAACATCCCGGAAACATGGTGTACCAGCTGAATTTCTGATCTCAATTTTCATACAATATCTTCCCTGTCGCCCGGATTGGGTTCTTTGAGTTTGACCATAAACTTACCCCGGCATTTTCCGTAACTTCCATACTTGCCGCAAGACAGATAGTACAGATTGTAAGTCTTTCCCAGTGCCGGGATTTTCAGTGCAATTTTACCCTTTACCAGTTCGGATACAAAGGACGAATATTTATCCAGATAGTCACTTTGCGAGTTTCCCGTAATAAAAAAAGGCAGGGTGAGCTCCCTAGAATCCATCTTGCAGATCTCAGGCGATGAAGTAATCTGTATGCCATGTTCCAACCTGCTGTCATTTTCGATATAGTCCTTCACAGGAGGGGGTGTCAGTATAGCCTCCAAAGCTCCGTCCATCAATTCCGCACCCCATGTACTCCAGATATTCCTGCCATTAATAAAAGCATTCCTCTCCATAATCACATTCCTTTTGTGTTTTTTTCTATCTCGGCAAGAGTGTCGTCCATGCCGCTCAATATGCCGGTATATTTCTCAATTTTCTCCAAATGATCGTTGCATTCATGCAATACATCACGCATTTCCGTGACACATACCAAATGAGCAGCAAGTTCCTTTGCCATATTCAATGCCGCCGTGGAAATAATAAGCATATTCGCATTCATTTCCGTTCCTTTGGTTTCCAAACGTACATTAGACTCATACATGGCTGTCAGCCGTCCGCTGATCTCCTCACCTGTTTCTTGGCTCATGGTGGTGGAATATCCTTTGGAAGAGGATTGGGAATAAGAGTCTCCGGATGCGTCCCACCCGAAGATATCCGCCAGACTGTCTCTCTCGGCCAGCACTGCTTCAGACAACTGTTCCTGCATCTCACGCAATGCATCAACCTCATCTTTCGTATAACCATCCTCACCATATTCTGCCCAGGTTTTATATAGTTTTCTGACCTGTTTCTTGTACTTGTCGGCCATCATGGCTCTGATAATGGATTTGCGGAGCTGTTCCTCCAGATTCTCGGCCAGTTCTTCATTTCCGTTCTCCAGATCGGATATCATCTCCCAGTAAGAATCCTCAAAACTGTCAAAGGATATACCGGTAACCTGTTCCTTCACCGCCTCCAGTATTTCCTTTTCCGTTTCGCCATATTTGATGATATTTTCCAGATGATTCCTGAACTCTCCGTCCATAACAGACCAGAGACCGGCATAATTCTCCCTGATGGACTGCAAGACTTCCGGGGACATATTGATCATATCCTTCATCTCGTTGAACGTCACACCGTACTCCCTGGATATCTCCCCGGCGACATCACGCCAGTTCTGTCCTTCCCATTTGTAGGAGCCTTTCCACATCCTGTAGCCCTGGCTGTGACTTCCGATACTGCTGCCGGCACTCAGACGTGCCTCGGCAAGTTTCTTTTGTACATCCAGCTCGTTTTTTGCAATATTCAAAGCTTCCTCTCCGGCTTTGGATGCTTCCGCACCGTAACTTTCATTTATATATGCCTTTTTTTTGTCAAGCAGCTCGTCCCAGATATCCAGTAGATTATCATACTGCGCCACCATCTCATTATAACCGGAATAATCAGCGCCATGGAAAATACCACCGGCCCCCTTGATTCCAAAAATGGACCCCACCGTATCGAAAATTCCTCCTACGGCATTGCTCACAGTTTCCAGTATATTTCCCACGAATTTGTCAAGCCCCTGGTCACCGATCTGGTCAAGTATGGCCAGGATGGCAGCAATAATCCCGCCTATCTTCGATCCGGATTCCGAGAGTACGTCAACCAATGACCCGACACTATCCCCGAATGAGGAAAGACTTACATCCGCCTCCCCGAGCTGTGCAATGGCATTGGTGACTCCGGTTATATTGTCTATAGCCTTCTTTGATGATTTGTCCACATTCGTTTTCGCATTCGTGACATTCTGGGATGCTGTATTAAGCTTTTTCTTCGCCACCTCCTGCTCGGCATGTGTTCCACTTTCCAAGGACATATTATATTCATCCTGAGCCTTGGTCAGTTCCTCCTGAGCTTTTCTCAGATTGTCCAACTGGTCTGGAAGATCACCAAGCAGTCCGCCTTTGTCAATAATGGCGGATTGTATCCCGTCTAAAGCTTCGTCAACAACCTTTTTTTGCTCTACAGCCATATTCTTATACTCATCGGATTCACGGAACAGTTTCAACTGTGCCCTGACTTTGTCAAGCTCTTTTTTAGACACCTTACTTAAATCCCCGAATATCAACTCCCAATTGATCTCCTGCTTCAACTTCTCAACATCCAGGGCCGACAGAGCTTCCTCAAACTCCTTTTGCAGGGATGCGATCCTGCCTGCATCAGACTCACTATCCATCAAATTCCTGTATTTGCGCGTCAACGCCTCCTTTTTCCCTTGGAAGGTGCCGTATTTGATCAGATATTCGTCCCATGCACTTTCCTGCTCACGCAAACCCTCTTTCCTCTGACGTCTGGTGGTGTTGCTGATGATCGTGTCAAATGCCGACGTATCCACGGACACCGAGTACGAGTCAAAGGATTTTTTCACATAACGCTTGTCCTTCTTCGCCTTCAGTTCCTCCTCGGCCTCGAACTTTTCTTTCTCAAACCGGATTACAGCCTGGATATAGTCATCCTTCTGCCGCCGCAGAAGCGATATCTCCCTGCGGTTGTCAAGTTCCCGCTGTGCCAGTTCCTTTTCAGCCCCGGCCTCCATAGCATCAATACGGGTTTGGGCTATCCGGTATTCCAGTTCCTCCTCCTGACGCTGACGCTCCTGCAAATGTTTCTTCTGCAAGTCCTCCAGTTTCACACTCTGCGCATTAACCGCATTGGCTTTCTGAGGATCCACCTGGATATCCGTCTTGCCGGAAAGAATGGTGCGGGCCATGTCCCTGTACTCGCTGCCCGCATTTTTTTCGTCTGCAAGCCATGTTTCCAGCTGTTTCTTGTTCATCTTGATGAACTCATCCCGCATCTTGATCCTCTTCTCGTTGTCCTCCAGGGACTTCTCCAGACTCTCACCCCGCAGTTCCCGGATTCGGAGCTCAGCACCCTTGATCATGTCGCCATACTTCCTGACATCATCATCAATACGTGCCAGTGTGCCCGGAGTATTATCGAACCAGGAGGTGGAATATCCGGTATTGCTCATGGAAGAAGTCACATACACCCCTCCGGCCTGCTGCGCCTTCAGCGCGTTCTGGTATTTCTTCCTGTATTCCCCCAGATTATTCTCCTCTTCCTTGATGGCTTCCCGGTTCATATATTCCAACAGTACCTTCTGCTGCCGCACGAACTCCCTGGCTTTGCCGCTGGAAATATCCAGTGCCTGTCCGTATTCCCCCACTTTGGTTATCACTCCGGGAATATTGTCCGTGATTTTGGTGATGATGGAATTAAGTTCGGCCTGCTCATCCGAGGATAGTCTGGTCTTGGTCTTCAGCTCATCATACCGGTCCAGCAACGGCATATACTCGGAATAAAGGCTTATAACCCGTTCCTTCTGTTCATAAAACTTTTCATTGGCGGTGGATACTGTTGTATTGACAGTTTCAGCCATTCTGTTTTTCAGGCTGATCCATAAATCTCCAAGCCAGGACAACCGTCTTCCTAGTTTCAATTTGGCATTTTCCAGCCTTGCATCAGCCTGAGCAGCCTTGTCAGATGCGGATACATACAATTCGGATTGTGTTAGCTGGCGGTCTATGATATTGGACACCCCTTTCATGAAATCACCAGTTTTGGCAACCTCCTCATTGATTTCTGCGGCGGAAAGTCCCAGGTTGTCCAGTATAAGAAGTGACTTGCGCCCCAGACCGGTTACAATCGAGTCTGTCATATATTCCACACTTTGACCGGTCTGTTGTGCCTTCAACTGGGCGAATGCCAGATATTTTCCCATATCATCAACCGGGATCCGGAAATCCTTTGCCTTGACCGTCGCTTTCATCAGCTCAAGATCCGACAAGGCTCCCTTAGTGGCGGTACGAAGGTTTGCAAGAAGATCAGGGCGGTCCAACTTCTCAAATGCATGAAGAACTCCGTCAGCTTGAATGGCCACCTCCACACTTTCCTTGACAAATTCCTTTGCCTTGGACATGCCGTCTTTGAAAAAATCAAGGGCAGCCGCTCCGGCGGACGCAAAAAATCCCACCACCATAGCTTTCATATTCCCCAGTTTCAGGAATGACCCGGAAGTTTCATTGGTTCCGCCACGCAGACGGGCCATCGCCTCTCGTGTTTCCTCCAGCTGCTTTTCCAAACGGGCATATTCTTCCGGATGAAGGGACTTGACAGTATTGTCCAGCTGTTTTTGAAGCCCGCGGGCCTCTTTGGCCAATTCCGAATAAGTTTTCTCGGTGCTCTTCATGGATGAGCGGAGAATCTTCACTTTCGCATTATTATCGGATATGGCTTTGGAATTGGATTTCAGCTCTGCCTCCAGACGTTTGTACTCATCGCTGCCTTTCTTGCCGGAGGCTACCAGTTCTGTCATCGAATTGCGCAAACCCTCATTCGTCCGTTGCAGCTCACGGGAGGACGCGTTTAGACGGTTCAGTTCCTCACGGGCCTCACTGGTATTCAGGGAGAGGGTGAACTTTATATAATCATCTTTCAGTTTTTTGTTCATACGGTTACTTTTCAGCAAAACTAGTAACCGGCAAGGAAGGGGCAAAGGACGGGAGAAACATGAGAAGCCCCGCATATCCATGGACAACGGGGCAAAATATCAATGAGGACGGTATCCGGGACGATGCGCACTGTCATTCCCGTCCGGCCAGGGAAACAACTTCTCCAGCCGGTTGCGGATCTCCTTGCGGAGCGAATCGGACATGCCCGCTCTCAGATCAGGCAATGCGTTGTTGTACACTATCCCCCATATCTGACGGTTATAGATACGGAGATCGCGTTTCTCCCGCATGTCAAGAAAACGTATATAAAGAGGGTAGCCCGTTTCCAGCATTATCGGATCCACCCCCGTTATCTGGAACTCGGCTGCCGCAAGACGGTCACGCAGATGCCCTGTACGGCCGGGCACAATTTTATCCGGGCGGAATCTCACCTTAAGCTGTCTTCCTTCCCGGTAAATACCTCTTTCCGCAATATCCAACTGCCGTTGATAAATGGTCTTGAAGTCACGGGACAGGGTTCTTTTGAAGAACTCCTCCCTCACAGGGTTCCATCCGTCACTCATTCCGTACCAAGTTTAAACGACACACTCCAACCGCTGTAATCCGTATAGAATCCTGTTTCCGGGGTAGTGGTCATCCGGTCAAGATTACGCATAAGACAGCACCCCCTGTTCCTGTCACCACGCATCACATTCTTGATGCTCTCGACAAGGGGCTGTGTATCTTCCAGCACCCGAACCGGACCACGGCGCTGCATATCCATACGGTCCATCAGAAATATAAGGCACAGGTTATCCTCCTCCACATTGTCCGGATCCGTACCTGTCTCCTGTGCGGACGGTACGACCACGAACAGAACCGGAAGCTCGTCAGAACTGATACTTTTCAGACAGTCGCTCATGTCCTGGTCCACATTCACTACTCTGACGGAATGTATGCCAGGTACACGCCGCATGACATCCTCATAATACTCACGATAGGTTTTCAAACTGATCATAGGCTCTATCTTTTGGAATGTAATTTCTCAAACTTCTTTCTGTAAAGGAAAATAAGGATATCCCAGAACGGTGTCGCCCTCACCTCTGCATAGTTCCCGAATGCCCCGTTCTCAGCGATATCCATCCCAATGCCCGTCCAGCCGGTATGGTCATCCGCTTCCGGCTTCTCATCTTTTCGGAAAAGAATCCGCAAGTCAACCGTTTCACCATCAATCTCCAAAGGCTCTTCCCGGATGATGGCGAACACATTCATAAAAAACAGATAAGCATGAAGACAGAGTAGAATTGGCGGTTCCGCACCTTCCCTTCCCGTATAAAGAGCTTTTCCGAACTCCCGTAATATCATGTCCCTGTCGCCGTCACCCTCATCACCCATCCGTCTTACCAGTGCCATGCACTTGCAGAAGGTGTCAAACGATACTCCGTTGAGCATGTCTTCCGGTCCGTAAAAGCCGCCCCATTCCGGAAGGAGGTTGATTCCGGTACTCAGGTCCAGCCGGAAAGATTTTCCCTCACGAATAATGAACGGATCCGTCAGGGACAACAGTGCCAGCGTTTCTTTCCATGTGGATGGAGGAAGATGCCCCATATCAACTGGGAGTGCCAGAAAAAGAGACAGAATTTTCAAACGTATCCCGGGTTCCGACAATATATGCTGGTTAGCCATGGTGGCGATCTCCAGATAACGGTAATACTGGGCAGGTGTCAGTTCCTCAAGTGTTTCCGGCACACTCACTTGTCTGTTCTGATAATATATTACACGCATAAAAATCAAAAGGTTATCCCCTTGCTTTGAAGCGTGGGGCCTGAAACATAGAAATCAACCTCCTCAGGCGCGGCGTCCAAAGCCGCCACCGTATCCTGCAATTCCTGAAGATACCGGTCGGCATCGGCCTGAAGACTGTCCGCCACACTTTTTCGCGCCTCTTTCTCTGCCCGTAACTTTTCCTTTACAGTTCCGGTCTGCTGCACCTGTACGATACCTTCCGGAATAACCTCTACAGGCAGGCGATCAACCGCTTTCTTGATGGCCAACAGTGCCAGAGGTCGCTGGCATTCCTCCAAAAGAGTGTCACATACGTCCGGATCCCTTCTGACAAGCCAATCAAACCGCTCCTTTCCGACAACAGGCAGAATGTCTGTACGCTGTATTTCACGCAGGATGGGAACCAGTATGAGAAATAGACGGTGGCTGCCGATATGATAGAACTCGTCAAACTCGTCCTTGGTACGGATGAGCAATCCGTCCATCTGTCTTTTAGCCAGGCTTTTTTCCCAGAAGTCAAACTGCTTCTCCTCCAAGAATCCTACCAGAGCATCCACCGACTCATACGCCAGATTGAGTATGTTCATTTCATCCTTATATTCCTGAAGGGCAGTCAGCCCCTTCTCATTCTCTCCCAGTTTCCTCTGCCTTCCGCTACCGCCATGCTGTGCATCTAACGTGGGAACAACCTTTACCCATGCGAAATATGCCACGGCACGCTGCGCCATGAATACAAGTTCCTCTTTCTCTGGGTCCAGGTCTTCATCCCAATAAAGGTCGACTATCGCCGAAAGCACGTCCGCCCCGATAATACAGGTCAGCTGGCGTGCGGCCAAAGGCAGTACCGGCTTCCACTTGGAATAGTCTAGACTGTCGGAAATCATTCCCAGCGCCGCAACAAGCTCCTGGCGCCCTTCTCCGTTTCTGTCGAATATCATTTTCATAACTTATATATTTTCTTTCATACGGTTTCCCGGCGACACGTTCTCTTCCTGACTCACCACATTCCTGTACAGTCCGATACGTATATCTGTTCCCGGCCAGTTAGCGTTGATATACTCCTGCACCGGCTTGCAGAGTATCATGTCCGGAATAGCCGTTTCAGACGCATTGTAGACCTTGATGGAATACAGTTTCTCGCTTCCACTGCTCAGTTTGTTTTCCAAAATGAGGTTCGCCAGCACCGGATCAATTCCGAACCCGGAGGTGGCAGCAGCGTCAGCCTTGTTGCTGATTCTAATCTGTGCCTCGATGTAATCCTTCACCTTCTTATCAATAGGAGTCACCTTCCATCCCTCAAAATCGTTGGCTTCATCGCTCCAGAACCGGGTGGTGTGCATATATTTTCCCACATTCTTCATCCCGGTAATACCTCCGGCAAATTTCTCCATGCATTCATCCTTGTAATCCTCCAGCATCTTGGCCGTATAGGTTTCCCCACGCTTGCGGCATACGGATTTCAAACGTTCCTCCGCCTTGTCCCAATACCCTTGTGGAGATTCTATATGCAGACTGAGCGCGCTGGAATTCAGATTATAGTTATGCAGTAATGGTGCCAAGGTACCGGCTATTTCCAGCCAGTCAAAGGCTCCCAGAAAACGCGGGGTACTAACAAAATCCTTACAGAAGGAATAGATGTTGTAATATTTGGCCGACACCGGATATCGGAAAGGATCTGCCGGATCAAACATGGGATACCTCTCCATATATTCAGGATCCGGGAAAGGGAAATCTCCCACGACAATGCCTTCCGGATCATTTTTCCCAGGGGGAGGGTACAACAGTCTGGCACGCTGATAAGGGATATGCTCCAACCTTAGTAGCTTCCCCCGCCCGCCAATACGGGGCGCACGGTTGCGGACAAACTTGATAAAGAAGCCCTGCATGTGGGTGAGATCAACCAGACAACGGTGCATACAAATCCGATAATCCCAGGAAGACATGTCCGACTCAATATCAGGTGCAAGCACCCATTTTTTGTAGAAACGGTTGTCCGTATCATCAATTGCATCCTCATAGAACCGGGGACCGTCCCCCCATTGCAGACCGGCAATCTTGCCAAGAATACCCTCGCCGGCATAGAACCGGTCAAGCAGGCGCATGACCTCTCCGGGCATGTCATTGTTATCCCCCATCGGAACGATATCATATCCGGCCACACTCATTTTCCTCGTGAAACAGGTGTTACGGTTATGGTTCAGCATGATACTGGAAGGTTCCCATCCCTTACCACGTCCTGAAATGTCAAAGGAATAAAGCGATCCATTGCCGGGGTCCACAAAGCCGAAATTTCCGCTACGTCTTACCTCCATATTACAAAACTGTTTTCTGTCCGTTAAATTCCACTACCAGAATCTGCCAGCAGTTCAATGCGTTGCCTGTTTCCGTATCGACAAGAAACAGTTTATGACTGGCATTCTCTATTTTTTCATCAGAAGCCTTGGAACGAAGCCTGGCCGCTTTCAAAAACACCAGATCACCGCCAGACTGTTTCTGACGGTTGTATTTCCGGAATTTGATACTGAATGTCCCTTCAGCTTTGCTCACCGCTTTCATCTCCTCGACTGCGGTATATAAATTAATTTGTCCCATATTCGCTATTTTTCAAGCAAATATGGGACAAATGCAATATGGGATAAAGGACAGGACTACTTGCTTTGTGGATGCAATTTCTCTATCAGTCCTGCATAGAACCGAAAGAATTGCACCAAATCCAGATTTCTTTTCAAATTGTCCGGTTCCATCAACTCAAAGTCATCCAACAGAATATCCGTCAATTTCTCCGTATGCTCCCGAAAGGAACCGGGCTCATGATCCTGTATATTAGCCAGTGCATCTATCACTTGATCTGTTATGACAGCATTCGGGTTAAATCCTTCTTCTTTCATTTCAGGCCTCCTTCCAATATTTTAGGGTTTGTAGATTCACAGAAACGGAACTCGCCGCGTACTGGATAAATATGAACTATGAAGACAGTATTATACGGATTCTTATCGGGATAGACCTCAATATGTATATCATTGTTTCTGGAAACATCCACACGAAGCGGTTTGGTTCTTGGAAACTCTTCATCCAACATGGACGCTTTGGCACGAACAGCCTCAATAAAGGCATCACGTGACAGTTCATCAGGAATCAATACATGAGTGAAAGTGGAAATCCACTGGTTCATAGCCCTGCCTTTATTGTTGACAGACAGGTAAGTTTTGGGTTCATCAATAAAGAATTTCATCTCAGACCTCCTTTCCAAGCAAGATGTAACGACACAACAAACCAAGCCAGGCAAAGCAATGCAGGAACAGCCGACACAAAACCGGCACATACCAATGCAGAAAAAGCTAAGGAAGCATGAGCCATAAGGCACACCTGACGGTTAGACACTGATTCTTCAAGTACGGAAGAAAATAATTGATTTTCACGGTTCAGCCACATAGTTAGGACTGACGATTTGCTCACGACATTTATGTCGGTAGCAGGAATTGAAGCTGTTTGTTTCATACGGATTGATTGCTTTAGCGTTTCGGCAATAATAGAACGCAAGAACGGCCGCCGTTTCCCGAGTTCGCTAAAACAATCAATCCGTAGTCACTCCGTAGAGCAATTAAGTTGATGGGAAAGGCAGCCGTAACTTTTGCACAACAAGTTGTGACTTCTACAATCTCCTATATATCATTTTGCTGACATCTGCAAAATGAACCTGTATGGGCATAAAAAAAGCCCATTAAACTATCATGAGCATTAACCGCGCTCTACGTTCCTGACCAACAGAATTGAATTGTTTTAGCACTGCAAATATGAGGATTATTTTTTAATCCACAAACTTTTTGGGATTTTTTTTGAAGGCGGAGCACTGTCAGTGCCATGAAGGTAAGAGAAGCATTAGCCATAAGGCACATCTGACGGTTAGTAAACTTTCTTCCGAAATGAAAATTCTCTGATTTCAGTCATATAGCTGACCTCTCCACTGCTCTTACGGATAACGATAAATAATTAAGTGATTAAGAAACAACCACAAAAAAGCCCCGAACTTAAATAGTACGAGGCATAAAATCTTAAATGTCATTCATTTATAGGTACATAAAATGTAGTTTTTGACGGAGTATAGATACCACAAGTAATAACCTCCAAAAAACCATTTAAAAAAGTATGGTGGTTTTTGATTGCATACTTCTGACGATCCCCAACATATTGCTTGATATCTTTCTTGTTTGATGCTGGTGATATCAACCCGAAAAGAAAATGATTGTTTGTCTTTGAGTTCAAAACTCTTTTAGGTTCGTCAACTTCCATGCCACCTACATACAATTGAGAACTATAACATGAAGACAACAATAAAGATAATGTGCTAACTAATACTAAAAGCATTACTTTTTTCATGATTTTGTTTTTTACGAGATTATTATTTAATTGGAACAGCAAATGTAATGATAATATCCAACAACCAGGCATTTACTAATGGATTTTTACTAGTCTTATAGCAAAATTCAATTTAATAAATTATGAATGAGGAAGAGCACATCCAGTGAGAAAAAATGATAATAACCAGTTTAATATCCATTTTACCTGATCTGACAACAGAACTCCTACTATAAAGCTGACAATACTACATACCATATTTGCTGATTTCAAGTAATTGGAAACAATCGTTGATTTCTTTACTTTTGAATCCAAAACCTTTGCTTTTTCATTATCAACCTGTTGTCTCCTCTTCGCTTCAACATATTTAAGATAATTCCCATAACACAGAAATGCGTCCCCCGCCTCTTTTGTCACGACAAAGCTTTCCCCCTCTCTTTTTATCATCCCTTCTGATTCTAACTGCATTAAAGCCGTGTCAAATAAATATTGTTGTTCCTTACCCTTGTAGAATCGTTTTATATCCTCTATCGGCACTCCATAATAAAACATTGCCAATATTTGTGATTTATCTTTATCGTAGGGTCTCATACATTAAATGGTGAATCCCTTATCAAAACGCGCCCAAAGGTATTAGTGTAACCTTAACCCGATTTTACGGATTACGTTTTGAAAAGGGGTTCATGTCCTGTTTCACCAATTTTTATGACTCTAATTTTGAGGGCATCACAAATGTATGAATAATATTCAACATTCCGAATTTTCTAGCGGATTTTTATTACCTTTGCTGATGCATCAAAAATATGAACCATGACAAAAGAACAGGAAGATATCAAGCAGTTACAAAAAGAGGTAAGCCTTATTTGTATGCACCTTTATCAGATCAAAAAGCTGATAATAAACAGTCTAATATTCCTTTTGCTTGGTCTGATAACAGGACTTCTGTTATAAATGCACATCCTGTTCACAGATTTTAATATCAGGCAGCCAAATCTGAAACATCTTTTTTACCTTGTTTACACAGCATTATATCAGTATAACAGCTACTGTAATTCACACAGGCATTGAATTCCACTTTCACACAATCCTTAAAAGGATTACCGATTGAGGGATTATCCCCAATCCAACTGCATAATTCAAGAATGGAAGATTTATTGGATGTAAAATACACAAACGAATGCTCCTTCAGAACATGCAGGACATTCAGATAATCAGCCAGATGCCAGTACATTTTATATGTTCCGACTTCTGTACTTAAATAAGGGGGATCAACCAGGAAAACCACCCCCGGAACATCCTTGTAACGTTTGAACACTTCCTTATAATCCTCACTGACAATGGTTAGTCCTTCCAGATAATCCTTCGCATCGGAATAGTCAGTCCGGTGGATAGTGTTATAAAACGTTTCTTTCCTCATATTATCCAGATTCAGCACATATTTCATGGAAAACAACAGGGATGACGACAATGTGATATAATCAACGTAGCCATGTTCCTTTTCCTCCTTTTCAATACGAGCCAATATTCTTTCACGGGCTTCACCGGTTATACGTTTCTTTCTGGGGAGTTCCGCTGTTATCCTTCGCAAATCTGCCAGCAACTGATTGGTATTCGGTATATTGTCAAGCCGTTGCCGGTAGTTGTCGAAATCATTATATACCACAACAGCATCAGGTCTTACCCGTTTGGTGATGTGGGACAGCAGCCCCGATCCGCCAAAAAGATCCACAAAAACGGTACTGTCTGGGAATCGGTCCAATACTTTGATGAATTCTTTGGCAAACATACGTTTCTGCCCCACAAACGGAAGCGGGGCAGACAGATACATATTTCTCATGTTACTTTCCATTTAAAAAAACGCCGCAAAGATCTTCTGAATTTATGAGAAACAGGCAGGATCAGGAGCGTTACCCACTGCACGACACATGCAGCAGATCAGACATTCAGTTCGAAACGGACAGTTTCGTCACCAGCAAGCAGTGCACGGGTACCCGGGATATTGTTCTCGTAAATATGTACATTTCCCAAATAGAGGGTGATCGACTTCAGGGGAAGTTCTATCTGCCGTGCCATCAGGTACAGATGATAAATGTCAGCAGGCAATCCGAGATTTGCATCACTGCTACGCTGGTATGCGGACAACACCAGTTCTCCATTGTCAATCTGAAACTGCACCAGGCTCAGGCAGGGTGTCTGGTTGCTTTCCACACCGGTCTCACCTAGGAAAAGCACATAATTCTTACTGTTACGTTTCTCCCTGTTGATTTTGTCTATGAGTGGCGGCAGCTTCTCAAAATAGGTGGGATAAGAGTTCACAAGAATGGATCCGCAATAATCCCACCAGTTGATACCTGCTTCGCGGTATTTTTCCACCTGGCGCTCACCCTGCATAAACAAATGCAGTTCATTACGAAGCTTCTTGCGGGCAATATGATGCCCTTCAAAGATGTCCAACAGATCCGCTGGTGTAAGTACCAGAACCTCATTCAGAAGGTACTGTATGTTCCCCTTCCTGTTTGATTGCGTTTTTCCTGTGGCAAGTATCTTGTCTAGTACCTGATAATACTTGTTCATAGCCATTCCTCTTTATAAAAATGAAACATCCTAAAGATAGGAGAAACAGCACAGTCCGCCTGATAAAACAGCCCGTTCATACTGCAAACGTCTTACAGTCACTCCGAAACCGCTTAACCAGGGCATAAATCGTCCTCTCGCTAACCGAATATTTTTCAGAAAGCACGGCAACGACATAAGATACTTTCTCTCCTTGGCTTGTCCGGTACATGTATTCCGAATATAACTCCACATACTGGACATCCTCCAGACGGACACCCGCCTCCTGCAACTTTTTCAGCAGCTCACGATTAAAGTTTATTATCTCTATCACTTTCATACAATAATATTTGATTATCTTTGCGTCATCTCACTCACATAACATACAAAATGCGTCACACCGCAGCAGAGGGTATTTGCCCCCGGCTGTGCGGTGTGACGCATCTTTGTGTAAGTATGTGGGTGAGATAACTACTTACAGGCCGGGGGTTCTTTTTCGCCTTCCCCCGCAAGGCATTTCACAAGATCCAGTGAAAAACCATCCAAAAAATGACTGATTTTCCCCTTATTTTCGTATTTATCATTCAAAATGTGCGTATTTCAGCCTTGAATTTTGCTGTAAGAGCACATAAATATCTAGTTTTCAATAAATAACACCATAAAACCAAAATCTTTAAAACCATGTCTCTTGTTTCCGTGCGGGCCGCTCAGAAGTCCCAGGGCAATTGCCCCGGGCAATTTTCGTGAAATATGACAGAGAAAAACGGCGGGATGCCTGGTACGGACAGAAATCACTCCTCAAAACCGGGAATATAGGGATTTGCATTATTGCCACGGGCAATACGGACAATGCGACGCCAGTTTCTGCGCATCATCAGGTATTTGAAAGCGTCACTGAAATTGGTAGAAAACATGGGAAGTTTCTTCGGGGCAAGCTTTTCACTCTTCTTGATCTTGAACACCACCTTGGTTTCACCCTTATAGCGGATGCCGGCTGGGGCTTTCTCAACACTGCTGACCATTTCACGGCAATTCACCGCATCAACCAGCAATCGGGGCAATTGCCCATTCTCTCCCTTCATCAACTCCTGCATGAATCCGTATTCCTCCGACTGGGGGATGATACTCTGTCTGCGGCTCATCAGAATGACGGTCCATCCGGTCCGCCGGCCATCGGCATCCTTCTCTATGGCATCCTTTATCTTCCTGGCATAATCCTCCCCCTGTCTTTCAAAATTATTGCCGGCCCGGTCATAATACAACGACAGTTCCTTACATTCATGTGAAGCAAAGAAATCCAAGAACTGGTCAGCCAGCTCACGGAACCATCCGGGAGGTATCTCGAAAAAGTTTTTGTGGCATCGGTAATACGCTCCGTCTTCCTGCCCAATCACGAATGAAAGCATGTTGCCGAAGTCCATGCCGCCATCCAAAGGCTCGTCATGCCGCAGATAGCGCAACTCCCGACTATTTTCCGCCGGCTCCCCTCCAGGACTCCCGTCATAATACTTATGCCTTTGCCCGAATAATACATAGAAACGGACATCACGCCGGAGACCGGGCCGCATACCCAGCACCGACTTGCAGAACTCATGCAGTTCAAGAGTACCTTGATATAAGTTTCGTATATATTCCGAGGTCAGGATATCAACATTGACCAGGGAGGATGCGTTAAGAAAAAAGGTTTGTCCGCGGCGCAATTTGCGCAAGGCCCGATCATAATAATCTATTTTCCTTTCCAGACGCGCCAGCACGGAGTGACTGGGATTGTCTTTCTTCTGCTCGCGCAGTTGCTTCAACAGCAGCCCGTTCCGTTCAAAAGCCGCCTGTACAATCAGAATTATACGGTCTGGATCCATATTGGGTGCATAACGGAAATACCAGTCATATTCCCCCTCGTTGACATCCGGCATATCAGTGGTGATCGTCAGACCAAGAAACAGATGCGATGCCCCGTAAGTGAGAGAATCGCCACGTAGAACAGGCATGGCACGGTTCACCTTCTCGTCCTTGTCATATTTTGACTCGTCATAAAACAGATGGACCACCGATTTGCCGGCAAGCAGTGAAGGGTTATCCAGCGAACCCATAAAAATAACACTGCCATTCCAGAAGGAATAGCAGTTCCGGTAATCATTGACAATTATGGAGCATTTCGCCTTCCAGGAGGCTGGCGGTTCCTTTCCACGGATATAATGCACCCCCTCGTACAGCCCCATCATTTCCCATCCCTTCTGTACGGCGGGCATGATGTTGTCCTTCAGATTGGCATAAGTGTTGGCGACAAAAGCGAAAGGCGCACCGGGCATTTCCCAGATACACCTGTATGAACGTCTGGACTGTATGACCGTACTCTTGGACATACCACGCCCGGCTATGACAACCAGAATGGTCGTATCCACGAAATCGGTCAGCATCTGGACATTATGGCTGAATTTTACATCCACATCCTCATCATTCGCTATCTTCCTCGCTAAATTCCTCGATATCATAAATCATACGTTTTTTCAAATCAAACTTTCTTATTCGTGCGTCCTCTTTCAGATTATCACGCACAGCAACAGGTATCTCCGGTATCGAGTCGATGAAACCCTCCAGTTCCTTTCTATCAATGGCGGGAACGCCCAGATCCTCACGGCTGGCCGTATAGATATCAACCTTTTTCTGGTTTAGAAGCTCTTCCGGTATCTCCGCCTGTTCCTTCCTGAAGCATCTGCGGTATTCACCGGCAAGTTTCAACAAGGCCCTTGCCTCCTTGATCTTGCCGGCCAGGAAAGCGGCGTCCGCCCACTTCTCGGCACGCTCGGCATACAGGGCAGCAAACGCCTCCGGACGGATGTTGTCTTGGGTATAGAAAAAATTGATGCTGTCATTATACACCTGCCGGGCCATCCAGTCGGACAGGCTGTACGGCTCCGACTTCAGCAGCCTGATTATTCCTGCCTTTGTCACCATCCTGCCGTTAGTGAAACGCATCCTGGCACGCAGACCACGTACCATCTCCATTAGAGAGAAATACTCCCTCTCTTCCGGACGCAAAGAATCCAGCGTTCCGGTGGAAAGAATGCGCTGGATCTGATTCAGATCAACCTTTTCAAAGTCCACTCTTGAAGGTCTGACCGGCAATTCACTCATATTCATCCATATCTTTTAACAGATTCTCAAACAAACGGCGTTCCTGGATCTCCGTTAGCAGCTTAACGGCATCAATATTCCCGTCCTCAGCTGTTTCGTGCAGCTTTATCTCGGGAGCGGCCCGTGAGACAAGCACGCCTTCACGGATCAGCCCTCGAATGGTGGTTCCTGGAATACCGGCGTCATATACAAAAAGAAAGCATTCAGAAGCGTCAAGGCCAAGATAGGCGGCAATATCCTCCGGCGCATAACCTAAAGCGGCCATGCGGCGAACATCATTTTTTTGCTCTCCAGTTAGAGCCAGGCTGTCAGGGGGAATATCATTCATAAGATAATTTGTTCAAACATTCTTCTAGGTACGCCAACTCGCATTTTTTTGCAGACAGTAAATGGGCAAACTCGCCACGGTCACAAGGGTGGGAGAAACGCTCCATTTTCAGGAGTAGCCCATTGATCCCGTCCTCCAGCGTCCCCTTCCGAAATATCAGTTTTTTTTTCTGTTTTCCAGTTCCTTCTCGGCGGCCGATTTCATAGATTCCCATTTATCCACTGCCGCCAATGCCTTCGCACGTTCCTCCTCACCTTCAACGGTTTCAAGCTTCTTCTTCCATTTGGACACGTTGCTGGCCGCATTCTTACGGATATTCATCACCTCAAGATCACTTTTGTTGGAAAGCTCGTCAGAAGCTAGAGAGACGGCAATACGGGGATGTTTCCCGAGCAGCACATGATTGTCACGGTAATATTCCAACTCCTCCCAGATACTCCGGTCCTCCAGGTAATTCTCCACAGTTGTTTTGGCTATGGCAAACGCCTGTTCCAGCTCAACGTCATCCGGCAGTTCCCCCAGTTCCCTGAAAGTTTTTAGATAAAGGTCATAGGCCGTGAACATATCGGCAACCAGTATTTTCAGTACATCCGGACAATCCGGAGAGTTGAGGAAGGGGAAACGGTCACGGAAACGGATCACATTTTCCACAACCGGGGTGACAGGAACATTCACTGCGGTTTCCTCAGCCTTGATCTCTCCCACCACTATAGAAGCTGAAGATATGTGGGGAGAGTCCACCGCCTTCCGTTGCATTGTCCTGAAAGCCGTTTCCGAAATTCCGGCAAGCTTGCGCAGTTCCTCCATCAAGGTGGCACGAAGCAGGTCCGTTTCGGTATTCCGCCGGAAAGTGGCTTTCAGCATCAGATTAAGCCCGTACTCCTCGTACAAAGCAATCCCCTCACGATACGGACGGGGACCGCTCAGATAAGCAATAATTTTTTCTTTCATACGATAAAATTTACAATGTACCATACAAAGAAAAAGCCCGGCAATTGCCGGGCAAAAGACAGGCATGAATAAAAAATCCATGCAACGGTTCAATTGCATGGATTGGTGTCGAATAAAAACAGCTTTCAATAAGAAAGTCTGAGTGAACCTATTTTTTGAGAAATGTCTTTCAGCGCATGATTGAATCTGTCCAGCTCCTCGGCAGTGAATCGGCAGGGCTTCCCATTGACCACATTACCATTAATACGCTGATATAGCCATTCTTTCGTTTTGCCAAAGTAATGTTTCGCAATGAAAGACAACGATATGATCTCGGATATGTTCTGAAGCTGTAATTTTATGGTTCTCTCCTCCATGCCAGCAATTTCACCACTAATCCCATTCAAGCACTCATCCATGAAATCTGCAATCATCTTTTTGTCCCCTTCACTCGTATAAGTATCAGCTATATGTTTCACCCGGGAATAAAACTCCCCGGACTCTGTTCCCATTAACGGACGTAGAGCGTCCAATTCCTCTTTCAGTGTCATGATCTCTTTATTTTTTTAAGTTCCCCATAGGCTGGGGAACACTGTTATTACTCATTTTCCATCTCTTTAAGAATTTTCTCTATCAGGTTCAGACGGTCAAGAAGGGCGTTTATCTCTTCAGTTCTCCTGATCCCGGTCTGTTCCTCAATAAAAACCAATTGTTTCAATTTCATTTTTACAACCCCCAATTGCATTGTGAGGTCCTTTTTAATTTGTTCCTTACTCATTATATGCTGTTTTTAATCGACATTCAAAAATAATAATCTTTTGCTTATTATACAAGGATCTCTCAAATAATCTTTTGCTTATTAATCATTTTTAGCAAAATTCCGCATGAAATAAAAAAAGCGAAGCCGAAGCCCCGCTTTCCTGAAATAATGAAACCACTAAAATAAGAATATGACTTATGCCTGATAACGGCTCTGCTCAATCCATGTACATGTACCGGATCCGGATTCAAAAGCCTGAAGGGTTATCTGGCTGCCCGGACTAGCGGTGAAGGTTTCTCCGCCACGCAGCAGGAACTGGCCGCCGTGAGCAATTGTCGGAGCCACGCCTGACGCTACACCCAGCAGGGTCATCACTGCACCATGCCGTCCGCCGGTCACTTTATTTATTTCCGCTTCACCACCCTGAAGCTGATATTGCCCTTCCGCCGTAAACGGGATGGTAGTGGCAGACGCGCTCACACTCGCCACCGGTTCTTCCGAAGGAACAGTACCCTTATAAATGGCGATGTCATCCCCTTTACTGATCTGGGTAAAAGTGAATTCAGAGGAGTTGGCATCCTTGTTACCGGTATAATTGACTCCCATCTGCATGGGATTGCAGGGAGAACCGAACAGATCCTTGTCCTGACCGTCACAGTAGCTCATTATCACGATACATTTCCGACCGAGCCAGTTGGTCTTGAACTCACGGACCGCCTGCTTGTTTCCCGGATGGTTCCCCTTGACCGTAGGGGTGAAACCAAGTGCGTCAGGATCTCCGTCTGTATTGCTTGTAACCTCCACGGTACCGGGAGTGAAATAGATGTCGGTAGAATAACATCCAGGCTTCAATTGTATGTTCTCGGTCATCAACACACCGGCCGAGTCACGTGCCGGGAACACCAGAATATCATCCACATCAATGATACTCATCATGTCGCGCGGGTTGATTCCTTTACCCGGATTACCTTCCGGGCGCTTCACTGCTCTTTTAACGTATGCCATAATTATAACAATTTAAAATGAATAACAGGGGCGGATTACTCCGCCCGTAAATTTAACCACGTGCCACCTCATAGAATTTGCCACCTGCATAAGTCAGCATGATAAATTTGCCGGCGCTGAGCGTCATGGCATCAGTCAGGACAAAATTACCACTATTAGCGATAGTGGACGCATTCGTATTCCCGGCCCCGTGAATGGTATACACCTCACCTTCCACCGCATCTGTGAAATTCGTGATGGCCGTCGCTTGGGTATTGGTTCCCGTTACGAACACCGTGGCACCCGCCAAAGATGGAGTGGTTGCATCGTTGGCGAACTGTAATGCACCGGAAGCTGCCGTATCACGTCCGATTTCGATAAATTTCCCGTCAGAACGTTTCATCAGACGTATGGTGTCCCCTTTCTTCGGTATCCAGTCGGCACTGATCAAGCTGAACTTATCGGATTTGGTGATCTTTACCCCCTTGTCCTCGCTGCCACACTTGATGGTGACAATCTTACCCACTTCGGCGTTCTCAATATCCGTAATGGTGAACAGGCTGGTGTTGGCCACGGTCTGTACACTGGTATGCAGGGCTACGTTCGGGTTTTTGTCCTTCTCCCCGTCAATGAAGGAAGATGCAGGTCGGTCATACTCGTTACAGAAGATCATCTGGCGGCTGCCGTCCATATCCTCTTTTTTCGTATATTTGAAACCTACCGCACGCGCCCAGATGGATTCCTTCCACAAGGACCATACCTTAAGCGTCCAGTCTTGTTGTTCCAAGCTGAAATTTGTCATTTCACCGGCCACATGCTCGAAGCATTTGATATTGCCCTCCATCGTCCAGAAAATACGCTGGTGATTGTCTGCGTTCGGAATCGGAATCAGCTTCACAGCCGGATATTCCTTAACGTACATCATATTGGCCTTGTAATCCTGGTTCACACCATAGTGCAGCTCGTTGTACTTGTGATACCATACTACCATATAGCTGGGAAGATACAGGGCCAGCTGCCCGCTGTCACGGTACACGGCAGGAATCATTCCCGTACCCTGGAACAGTTTCTCACCGATATTGGCTTCCGTGATCTCACCCAGCACAAACGGCTTGATCTGGTAAACGGTCTTCCCGTTATTAATGTCAATGAAACCGTCAACCTTCTTTCTCAGCCATTCATACAGCCCGTCGGCCGCTTCCATGGCGCGTCCCGGCTTGTTAAGGTCAGGATCCTTGCGCACGCCATTGATACGGCGTAGCTCACGCTCGTTATGCAGCTTCTTGGCTGTTTCCGCCAGAATGTATTCAATGAATGACCATTTGATCGCCTGTGATCCTTCCTTGTTGAGAGAGCCGATCCAGGTCTTTTCCAGCTGCTTCAGGTCACGGAACTTATGGGCGAACATGACACTGAACATACGCAATGTCTCGTTGTCGAACTCATATTCACCTTTGGTCACATTGTCGAAATCACTGGAGGTGTTGTCAGCCTGCGAGAACTCACCCAGCCAAATGTTGACCAGAGTGGCCAGATCCTGATATCCGCTCTCCACCGGGAAGATGCTCTCGATACTGGGGAGCTTGGTCAGGAATGACTGCAAACGGTCCTGCCAGCGGATGCGGTAGAACGCACCAAGGTCCTCCTTCAGACGGCCGTAATCCACGGAACTTTCTGCACGGACCTGAATATTGATTCCCTGACTTGCGAGCAGAGCGGCACGGGCACGCATGTTATACGGACGATCCAGCGCGAACATCTCACCCTGCATACCTCCAAGCTGCTTGTCATCATCCAGGTTGAAGGCACCGGCACCCGTATTTTGTTTCAGACCGGCACCCGCACCATGGTCCGGCTCCGGCAATGCGCTCAGTACCGAAATCTTCTGCTTCAGCTCCGCTATTTCGGTATCTTTCCGGGTGATGGCCTGCGTCTTTTCCCCGTCTGTCTTTCTTATTGCATCCAACTGCTCCTGCAAGGAAGCCATTTCGGATACTTTCTGCGCCAGCAGACCACGAATCAGCGCCTCTCCCGAGTTCTCAACAGGACCGGCCTGCTGTTCCTCATCCTTAAAACCATTTTTCAACGCTTCCCCGAAAGGAGTTATGAACTTCTCATCGAAGCCAAGTTCTTTCAGCTTGGCTACATCATCGGCATCGAGGATATCCTTGTCCTCAGCCTTCTTCCACTCTTTCAGCCCCAGCAATCCAAGGATTGCGCCGGCAAAGGTGGACATTTTAGAATACTTTCCCATAAAAATAAAAATTTAAAAGATTTGATTTGTCTTGTTGATGACGGACTGCGCCAGAATCCAGCGCGCAGCTCCCTCCAAAGTGTTATAACCGTCCGCCAGTCCTTCCCTGACCGCTTCATCACCCATAAAGGTCGCCCCGCGGAACACGGGGGAGTCCTTGTCATAAGCGATGGAAAGGTTCTCCGAAACGGTCCGGCAGAACATCATGTGCAGTTTTGACAGCTTTTCCTTATAAGGTTCCTCGTTATTGTTTTCCGCAATCTCCCGGTGTTCCCTGTTTTTCAAGTCGGCCGAATCCGGGTAAATCTCCCGATAATCGATTCCTTCTTTTTTCAAGGCCTCCTTGGCATTATAATAGGTACCCACAACACCGATACTACCCACCTCGCACATCAACGAGCCAAGAAAGCGCTTGTCTGCGGCTGATGCCAGCCAAAAATGTGCGGAAGCACAAGCTCCGGCAATGTAAGCGACTACGGGTTTGGGACATTCGGATATCATTTTTGACGCATTGTCCAGACCGGTAATCATTCCCCCCGGTCCATTTATCCACAAAATGATGCCTGCAATACGGTCATTAGCTGCCGCCTGTGCAATATATTCCTGAAGGCGGAACGTCTCCCAGGAATAGAGCGTCCCTTCCAGCACAATAACGGCAACCGAATCGGAAGGAAGACCGCTGTCTTCCAAATTCCACCGCCCCACAAAATTCAGATCCGATGCGTATGCGGTCACGGTATCTTTTTCAAAAAATGCCTCTACCTCCTTAAAATTGCCGGAATGTATTGAAGGAAGGATCAGTGAGACCAGATTGTAATAATCCTCTCTAGCCATGGCCCATTTTTCATTGAATATTAACTGAATACGATTCATCCGTTCTTTTTTCCTGCAAAATAAAGAACAGATCCATCCATGAACAAGGACACGGAGAAGCGGTCATCACACCCGGTCATGAAAAGACCGTTTTTCCACATAAAAACACCTCCAAAAAGGACATGGAAAGGACAAAAAGACACGCTACGTTACATAAAATTATCTGTGTTTATATTCCCGAACGGAGGTTTTACGGCGCATCTTCCGCCGCCAGCGCTGGTAATCTTTCAGAAGTGCTTCCACGCTCAGACTCTCAATGCAATACTTCCGGAGAAAGTACCAGGCCGAATTGATGTAGTCTATACCATAGACATGTTTGTTTTCATCAAACAGGTCATGAAGCTCCGCACGCATCATTGTGTTTATCTTCCTGGAAAGTATTTTGGCTCCCCTCTCGCCTATATAATTATAGGTAGCCAAAGGTTTGCCACCCGGAAGGTGTGCCTCTCGGCGCTCCGGCAACACAAGCTCCAGATTTCCGCTATCCACAGGGCATCCGGCAGGACGTTTCTGCAAAAGATCATAGACGAAATGGTACAAATCAAGATCTGAAGGCAGGCGGACTACCTTGCTGTCCGGGGTTCCATACTTGCCTATTAGATATTCGGCTAAATAATTTTCTATCGTTATCTTCGTGGTAATCATATACTTATGTGTTTATACAAAAGTAATGATTTAAATTGAGATAGTCAAAGAACAACCGGCTAAAGATGGACCGGCTTCCAAAAGAATCATGAAGGCCGTTGCAACACCCCTTGAAAAACAAAGGGGGGGATTTTCGTGCAACCGTACGATCTGATGATTAACATTATTGTAATATATTGAATATCAATATATTGTACACTGCACAATTCGCGCACGATTTTCGTACGAAATGTAAAACCACGCACAAAAAGCCATAAAATACGTTTTTGGACAAATCGAACGGAATCGTGCAAAAATCGTGCAGACATAAATATTTATATATCAATATATTATAATCAAAAAAAACGCAGTTGCACGATTGCACGAAAATTTCTTCATTTTTTATAAGGGTATATTTCTTAAAAGTTAAAAAATAAAAAAAAGAATATATAGGCCGCCCGTTTTCGAACAGATCGCACGATTGTCCAAAATGTTTTTTCTGGGGAAAAAGGGGTATGAGGGGAAACAAAAAAGTCCGGAAAACCGGACTTTTAAACTATATGTCTTCAGGATAAAATGCCTGCGTTATGAATTCGTATTCCCGGGGGAGCGACCGCACGCCCACAATAACACACAAGCCTCTGGCAGCCATTTCATAGAGCCTCTGGTTGGTCACAGGGGAGTTCCTGAAGTTATACTGGGCGCACATCACGAAATAAGCCGTGGACAGGTCACAGGAATAAAGATCCTCCTGTATCAGCTTGGCCGCATCACTAGGTATCAGGGCAAAGCCCAGCCTGACCGCAAGCCTTGAAATCATCTGTCTGCGTGTCCGGACATCAGGACATACCGCCACAAAAATTTTATTCTCTTTTTTCAGCATATTGCTTCCTTTTTATTTGCATATCTCACTAAAAATCACTAACTTTACAATGATATAAATTGGGATATATCATACATTTCTATCCGAGTAGAAATGCCTGTAAGGGACCGCAGGCCGCCAGGCCGGACAACGCCGGATCTCACTCCTGTCATCAGAAAACTCCAGCAATGCGTCATTAATGCTCTTGTGGAACAGCTCCTCTATGATACACATTTCGGCCACATCCATGAATAGTTCCAAAGAGCGGGCTGTGCAGTGCTCGGATACAATGATGGATCCTCCCTCGGGAATCCGGAGCAATAACTCCGTCACCCGGTCATAAAACCTTTTGAAACGGCCCGGATCACGCCCGGCCAGAGGCATTACCTTTTCCAATATTTCCTGATAACTTCGTGCCATGTCAGTAGTCCAGTCTCAAATTTCCCGGAAGATCAGGATCCAAGGGATCTTCTCCCGGTTGTATGATCTCCTTGCCGGTACCGACCGTGAAATACTCCACTCCGCCGGACTTGTCATCCACGACAGGACGTCCGTCCTTATCGACCTGATAGGGGAGTCCGGTCTTGCTGTCATATTTCTGGGGGTTAAACACAAAACCTTTCCATTTGCAATACATGACGAATTTTTTCTTGAATGAGGCAGGGGTATTATATTTCCGCTGGGCCGGATCATACAAGCACAAGGCGTCGAACAGCTCCTTCTTCACCAGGCGGCAACCGATATGCTCCGGTGCAGAGAAATACTCGTCAGCCCAGGAAATGAAGGTTTCCCCGATCTCCTGCCGCAGTTTGCGCTCCTCAAGCCGTTCTCCAGGAGCTTGGACCACACCGAACGTCAGATACAGTTGGATACAGTTGGCCAGCAGGTTCCAGCACAGGTTCCACTGGTCAAAATCCCACTCGGTAAAGAACAACGCTCCGAAATCGTCAACCGGTTTGTGGCTTTCATTATAAAAATCGGAAAAGGCCAACAGCCACTGGCGATCCGTGAAAGAGGAGCCGGTTCCGCGGATGGCATGGTTCGTGGCAATATAGATTTTGGGAGACTGCGAGAACGACAGCGTGATACGCCGCCCTCCCTTATAGTTAACACTCCAATCCCCGGTAATGTTTGGAAACAGAAACTCGAAGTTGAAGTTCTGAAGCACATCATCAATAAACACCAGCTTGGTTTTCTCCATCACGTCATTCCATACAAACTGGTCTTTGAAGATGTCGGAGTTCTTTCCGGGAATATAGGCTATAGGCATGACGTTCCTCATGAGTTCCCCTATAAGGGACTTTCCGGAACGCCCGTTTGACTCGCCGACCTCCGACTGCTTTCCATCCATACCGATCACCGCACGCGCCACATTGGAATCCTTCGCTTCCATCAGCATGTACCCGATGGCGCACAGTTTGGAAAGCAGATGGATATGGTTCTCGTTCTCCTCCTCGGGAGTCACCTCGCCGCTTTTCTTCCTCCATGTGAAATTGCTGGCATTGATCAGGAATTGCAGATAATGGCAGCGGTGTCCGTCTTCGGTCAGCTCATAGGAATACGTATCAGCGTCCTTCCTGAAGGTGACAAGCTGTTTTCCCAGATATTTGGCCGGATAGTCACGTCTCTGCTCCTCCCAGATATGATGTGAGATATTTTCATAGCCCATTTCCTTTACGCTGTCACGGGTGACCAGCCAGCACGATTTATCGAAATAGAAATACTGGCCGTCTCGGGAAGGCTTAATGAAATCGGGCTGTATGTACTCCAGCAGTGATAGCTTGTCCGGTCCCACATACTGCGACACCCCCTTGATCAGCATCTCGTTCACTCCCACGCAGCAATTATGCTTGGCGAACTGGAACAGGTAATCCCGGACGTCGCTCGCCTCCAAGGACCTAACCAAAGGAGGTTCCAGATGGATGAACAAGAAACTCTTGTCCTGTCTTCTCAGGCGCCCAAAACCACGGTTCTGTAAAAAGTTCTGGGAATTCACGTAACAAAACTCATAATCCGATCTTTCGTTATCTTTCCCCTCATTCCTCTTGACCACACGCCAGAACTGCTCGTCCGCGTCAAAGGGCTGAGCCGATACGACCTTGCCATCCTCATCGAATTTCCAGCGGTAACGGTTGAAAAGGAATTCCGGAAGATTCTTCAGCAGATCCTTGTGGCGCTCTGCAAACGCCTCATGGGAGTGAAGACACCAAAGCTCCATCAGCCTGTGGTCAGTGAAACCGGTAATTTTAAACATCTCTACATACTGGCCGGAACCCTTCTTATCATTACAGGCATAATCAAAATCCGCGGCCAGCTCGTCCTCTTTTCCCAAAAGAGTATTGGCCAGCAGGTCATCAAGCCCCTTGTCCCCTGCATCATTTTTGCGGATATGCCCTACAAATATTTCCAGATAGATGTCACGGTTCTTCAGACTACGCATATACTCCTTGAAATTCCTAGCAGCGGAATAAAAGTTCCTGGGACGTTTCTCAACCGGATCGTTTATCTTGATATTACTTGAGATATCATCCCAGTCCGAATCAAAAACAAATGCCACCTCCCTGACCTGGCAACCGGTGACAATCCTGACGAAATCCTCCGGTAGCGAGCCATTATTTCCCAGATTCTGTATCCCTGACACGGCAATGGACGGGATGCCATGCTTGCACGCCTTCTCCGCTTTCTTCTCGCCTTCCTGGATATACAGGCGGTCTATCCTCGTACCGCTCTTGAAGGCGGTGCGTATCTTTTCCGGAATATATATAGGAGTACCGGACCCCCGCGGTGATTTGTATTTGAAAGGCTTCCCATCCTTGTCCAAATGCATTTCTGGGAACTGCCAACGAATGCGGTAGTATTCCTTCATCTCCCCGGCCGCCCTGCGCTTGTTATCCTTCTGGACATAACGGACAGGAAGGCCGTCCAGATCATAATATTCTATGATGACATCATCCCCCTTGGCCGTCAGCATTCCCCGCTCATCAATCGTTCCCGGTTTGAAAGTACGGCATTGGAACACGGATTTCGTATCATCGGTCTTGTACACACTGGCGGTCACATCCTCGAAAGTCAGTCCCGAGGCGGCCAGCATTCGGGCGCAATAAGAACCCGTATCCAGCCCTTTGGCAGCCTTGCTTCCCTTCTTCATCTTCTGAACCGGTTTCCAAGCCGGTTTGTCCGGATGGGGGTCCAGCAGCACACAGAACTTCTTGGCAAGGTATTCCAACGCATCTGTATAACCGTATCCTTCGATATTCATCAGATACGACACGGCACCCTCTCCGCCAATCTGGCAGGAGAAGCACTTGAACAGATTCTTGCCGGGGCTGACCGTGAATTTCTTCGCGCTTCTGCACTTGGGGCATTCGCAAACATAATCCTTGCCGGATTTTCTCAGTTCCCGGAAATCCTGCACAACGTCAAGCAACCTGCCGTCCGACGCTGATTTTATCCTTAATATTTCGTTTTCATTAAAATACATAACAAATAATTATATAAATAAGCCGCAACTTCATAAGACAACACAAAATTACCGGATTGCAGCAACCCGGAATGGACCGGAAATGATGATGTTCCCGGAACACTTTGCACCTTTCAATTCATTGACATCTTGTCCCGGTTCACTGTTTTAGTCCTTTCGTACTCCAGCAGAGCGGACGTCACCGCCTTCCGAAAGTTCTCATTCACAGCTATTGCACCATAAAGCAGCCTATGTAGTCTTGCCCCCTTACAACTGGAAACATGTCCGGCAAATATCTCATAACCCTCCCCAGTATCCTCTTCTGACATTATTGTACAGGAAACATGTAAACCGGTCTCCTTACTTTGTTCCAGTATAAAGGAGAGAAAAGCCTTTATTTCAGTTTGTTTATTCTTGGAATTCATAATCTTATATTTACTCATAATTTTCTTATTTTAAAATTTCATCAATAGATGATAAAACACTCTCCAGTCTTTCCAACTGCTCAGAGTATTTCATAAGAAGATTTTCTTCTCTTTCCGTAGCCTCCCCTCCATTGTGAATATCATTATACTTTTCGTATTTTGATTTTACACTCTTATATGCTTTCTGAAAGAACGGAAGCAATATCTTACATTCCTCTTTGGTCATACAGACCGTTATCTCGTATGGAGATGAATACGATTTTCTAGTGCCATCTATGTGACTCATTTCTGTTCGTTATTGAAGTCATTAATATAACTACGCCCAGCATCAGTTGGACGATAAACAACATCACCAAATGGTCCAGCCGATTTCGTCAACAAACCGTTTTTTACCATTTCTTCTAAATCATCAGAGGGTTTACTATAACCACCCCATCCTTTTTTGCAGATATTCCTTAAATGAATAAGCTGCATCTTACTTAATTCTATATTCATTTGGTTCATATTTATTCGAGTTCGAAGATTCTGTTGATGGTGTCAGCTAATTTATCATTGATGATTTTCGAGTTCCAACTGTCAAATTCAAGAATAATACCAACTTGTCTGGAACTGCCGGAGTCTGTATAAGACCTGCCCATTGTGATATTTACAGGCAGGTTCTCCTCTTTGGCTACCTCTATAAAAGCGTTTGCCAGTTTTTTTAACATTTCACATCTTATCAACATAGTATTTTCGGATTAGTGATTATGAATTGGCAGCCATGAAGAAACCGGCATTATTATACTGTTGCCTGATTTCTGCGGATGTAAGAATATGATACTTGGTATACAACTCAGCATTGAACAAGTCAACCTGAATACAATACTCCACGATTTTCTCCACTTCTTCCGGAGAGAGTGCCCAATAGTCCGCTACTCTGCAAAGCATATTCTTACACCAATACAATGAATGGTTTCCTGTACGGAATATCTCATTTTCTATATAATCATAAACCGCATATCCATTACATCCATATACAGTTTTCAGATCACTGACTTTGGTTTCATGCAACTGTGATGTCCTTTTATAACAAGGCAGGAATGGAATAATCTTATTGTCTGAAATAACGGATTTCATAATGTCTTTTATTTAAATTTCGGTAATAAGGATGCAGTTCAGATTCTTATTGAATTCTGAACAAAAGATTGTTGCTGCAAAAAATTATACTCTTGCAGGTATATCGTATCTTTTACGTATTTTTTTTACGTAATTGAAAACAGTCTTTTCACAGACTTTTGGAAAAGAGGGATTATTCTCCTTTAGATATTCATGAATCTGGGTGGAAGAATAATAAGGACAGGTTATCAGCAAATGCTTAACTGACTCCTCATAAGGATCGAGACGGCAGGAATAAGAAGGGCGCGGACGATTGCCATGTTGAAGAAGCTCATCAACATTTAATCGGGAAAGCCGCATGACTCTGCCG